TCAAGACCGAGTTTAAGATTTCAGAATCAGAAAGAATCGATCAAGATCTGATTGCCGCAAAAGCAGGCCAAAAACTTGTAGCATTCGAGCTCGGGGAAAAAGCAGCAAAGGCTATTATTAGCCCAATCGCCAAAGCGATAAACGACTTTCTAGGGCCGGCTTCAGGAGCCGGCGCCAAAACTCCTAATAAAGAAACTATAGATGCTTTATCAGGGCTTAAGCCCGCAACAGAACAATTAACAGCAGCCACCAATACTCTCACTGCAGCTTTCAGCAACGCTGAGTTCAAGCTAACTCTAGATAAAGGACCAACTGGTTCTCTGTTGGGAACAGGCACTTTGACTATAGATCCAAAGTACCAATTACAAAGTAAAATCCAGGAGGCTAAGAGAAAGTAATGATATCTTTTGGAGAAATAGCAAAAGGAAGTGACGCTTTAGTAAAAATACACAGCGTCTCTACAAATAAAAGAGTTGAATTTCCTGCTTTTGTAACGAATTTTAGTGATGCTTATTCTGTTGGGTGGACAACGGAAAGTGTATATGGAAGAATGGACCCAATAAAAAACTACACTGGAACAACTAGAACAATCGCAATTGCTTTTGATGTTGTTGCCTCATCCTTAGAGGAAGCAAGAAGGAATATGAGCAATTACAGTAAATTGATACAGATGCTTTATCCGGTATATTCTGCTCCTCTTTCTGGTAGACTTGGAAAGGGTAGAACTTTGGCAGCACCACCGCTATTAAGAGTTCAATTTATGAATCTTATAAGAAATAACTCTCAAAACAGTATTGAGAAAGGTTTATTAGGGTGTATAAACGGCGTAACTTTTGATCCAAACAGGGAAGTTGGATTTTTCATCGACGGTCAGGACCTTTTACCAAAACACTTTTCTATATCCTTTAATTTCGAGCCACAACACGAGCACGAACTAGGCTTTGAAGGACAAAACTTTATAACTAGACAGTTTCCTTATGGAAGATCTCAATCACTGGCGGAAACTACAACAACGACACAAAATCCAGATGTTTTATCAGCTCGAGCTAGTACCATAACGGGAGAAGACTGACATGGCAGATAGAAATCAGAATAGAGATGTGTTTCTCAATGAACACAAACTTTACAAAACTATGCTAAAAGAAAGAGGTATAAAGAACTTCCGACATCTTTCGAAAATGAAATTTGGAAAGATTGGGGTTTCAGATATGAAAGATCTAACAATAATAGACCACACTTATGCAGCAAGTGACAATCTATCAAAGTTGGCATACAAATATTATGGTGATCCGAGCTATTGGTGGGTCATTGGATGGTTCAATAAGAAACCAATTGACAATTTGTATAACCTAGGGGATACTATACATATACCCCTCCCTTTAGAAGAAGTTTTATACTACGCAGAAAGAGAAGATGGATAAAAAGAAAACTAGAAAATTCAATAACCAGGGGTATGTTGTATACGAGAGGTTTGCGAACGGCAAAAAAGCCGCATCTGATAGTAAGGGTTCGTCTAGAATAAAACAAAAGAACCTTAGTAATTCAATAAATATTTATAAGATTGTTGGCAATTACACACCAACAAACTTTATCTCAAAAGTTTATAAGTCCAAAAATACAAATATCTATAGGGACTTCTTGGATCTTGAGACTTACAAGCTCTCAGCTTTGGTCCCAGATGTATCGCTATATAAAGTATGGAAAGGCAAGTATATACCTTTTTACTTTCCAATTTCTTCTGATAATGTTACGAGAGAATCTGTTCTGGGCCCCGGAACAGGAATTTTTGCAGCAGGTATTAAAAATATTTCTGTCTCATATACTGGGAACAATCCGTTTTCTTTCGACAAGCAGGTTGATTGTAGCGTAACCATATATGTTGACAACATTGAAAACATTTTCAGAAGTCCAGCACCAGGATATGCACCTTTGGCAGAATTATTTACCATTTCTAGAACAAACTCAAAATCTTTAGGCGATGGCGTTTCAAAAGAAGTATCATCAGCGCAGGTCCAAAATGCTAATAGCTTTGAGATTGCCCTAAAAATGGGATATAAATTTTCTGAAGCCAGTAGAATCCTAACCAAAGAAGAGATGTTGGCAATAAGAGATACAAATGTAACAATCCGAATGACACTATACGATCATACGATCAACGTTAATCAAGACGGGTCTGCTAACATTGATATAAATTATATTGGGCGTCTGGAAGGAGTACTTAGCGATAGCATGTACGATATTGTTCGTGAACCACAAGAGCTTATCACAATCGCAAGCTATCGAGCGGGACAAAAGAGCGATAAACAAGTCAATAAAACTGAGGAAGAAAAAGAAAGACTCGAAAGGGTTGCAAAATCCAAGATAACCACTAGACTTAGAAAGTTGTTTACTTATTTAACAGATGACCACAACCAAAAAAGCAAAAATCAAAGAATCCACGACTTTAGTCTTAGTAACATAGATTTACGAGCTTATAGAAACTACCAAGAATCTGCAGATTTGTATCGGCAGAACGAAGAATCACTTGAATCTGCTCTCAATTTAGAAAGAGAATATTCGCAATTACAGTCGGAGAATAATTTACGTTCGATAGTCATACAGGAAGAGCTAGAGAAAAGAAGAACAGGCACACCACCAGCAGCTCTTAGCTTAGAAACGTTTGGCGCTAAACAAACTACGCAAAATCTTGGAAATGTAGCATCTGACTTGAGTTTGGGCGGGTATTCTCAAAGAGAACTAGATGATACTACAACTGTAAGTTTGGAATTAGACGCAGATAATCTAAACTCTGAGCTCATGTCCGGAAGAAAAAACATAACAGATAAAAGGATAGAAATAGAAAAACTAAAAAGAGATGCACAAAAAAACAAAAATGTAAGTTACGTTTATGTTGGTGATATAGTTGAATCAGTATGTTATCATCTTGTAAAGGGAATGGACGAAGCGATAAAAGAAGCAAAAAATAGAAGCTCTATAAAAGATATGACTAAGGAGATAGAGGTTCTTGAAGAGTCAAAAAAATCTCTGAGAAGTATGAAAATATTATTTTCAACAGTACCAATCAACACAGGAAAAGGAAAAAATAAATATGTGAATATTGCAGATATTCCAATAGACATTAGCGTTCTTGGCAAGTACTTCTTCGATGAAATAGAACAAATGTCGAAGCACAAATTTTCTGTGAAGGCTTTTTTAGATGACCTTTGTTGTAAATTGATTCACGCCTCGCTATCATCAAATATCGCCTCAGATGTACCAGCTATTGCATCAAATATCGAGATAAGATCCTTGCTTGTCACTGGTCCGAAATCTGATAAAATGGATAATTCTAGAGTAGAAGTAGACGTGGATGATCTACCTGATTTTCATACAACTTCGAGGAGTGTAAGATCAGATTCAGACAATGATTATTACATTGTATATTCTGAATCTACAGAAGAGGCATCTTCTGGACTAAAAGGCAACATAAGAGATGATGTTCGGAATGGGATATATCACCTTCAAATAGGCAAGAATAGAGGAATGCTTAAAAACGTTAGTTTTTCAAAGTTCGATATCCCTGGAAGAAGAGAGGCGCTGATGATTGAGTCTGTTTCGTTGTTTGATCAACTCAAGATGCCTTACACAGCGCAAATTAGTATGTTTGGCAATAACTTTTTCTTGCCAGGAATGATGATATATCTAAATCCGTCAAGTATCGGTTTTGGTGATCCAAGATCCAAGAACTCTGCTGCGTTTCAACTTGGTCTTGGAGGTTACTACCAGATAATAAGTGTAAATACATCTTTTGATGGATCGACTTTTAGTACAGATTTGACTACATCGTATGTTTCTTGGGCTGACTCGGACTCTTCGTTCTCGGCTGATCTTCAATCTATTGCACCTTCTGCGCCAAATAGATCTCCTGAAATAAAGGAGAATGAGATGGAGCCTTCTGATAGCTTACCTTCATATCAAGATTCGAAGGCGTCAGATTATGACACTATAAGGATGTCAAATTTGTTGACTGAAGCAGAAAAATCTGATATAATTCAATCTGAATTGGGAGGCATAAACTTGGAAGAGCAGAACATATCCAAAAACACATCTGGGTCTGGAGAGAGAAGCTACACTGTCAAGAGATCTAATAGACAAAATATCGTAGTAACCGTTGGTGACGACAATCAAACCAATATTCGCACGGAGAGAAAATAATGGATTTTTTTGGAAAAAATGGTTTGCCGGCAAGAATGAATTTTCTACAAAGGAAAAACTACAAAGAACAAATTGAAGAGATTGAAATAGAATTTATAGACTTGTGGTATGAAAACCCAAACTATGGGCTTTACAATAAAAATTTTGAGCCTGCAATTCTATTAGCGGAGGATGCAGGCTCAACAACCTCCATTTTCGGAGACTATGCTGCTCCATCAGTAATTGCAGCGTCATTTGTTGTTAGTGCTTTTAATGATTTTAGAGATTTTTACATCGAAAAAACCCAAAAATCATCTATATCATTTCCTCCATTTATAGAGGGTCTTGTTCCAAAAAAGGCTTATATTGACTTTCAAGACTCATACACCGACTACATAAGAGAGTTGTCTGACAGACTATTGGGAACAGTAGTAGCTTCAAAAAGTGACGTTTTTGATTTTGAGGACTTCATGGATATTAGTAGGAGGTCTCTCTTTCCAGCACTAAAATCATCCCCCATAACAAAATCTGGCTTTTTGCTCTCAGATTCTTGCCCTATTGGTGTTTCTGGTCTTTGCATAGAGTTAGCGAATCAGCCATATGACAGTGATTTAGAGAAAGGTAGGTTTTTGCAAACTTTAGAGTTTAAATGTTATGCAGATATAGCCAATGGGTTTGGTTTTTATGTGGATAAAAATGTTCCATGGAGATTGATTGCGAACCTTGAATCACCAGCAATGAAAAGTTATATATCTCGATATCACGGTGGCACAAATACAGAAAATATACTTAATAGGTTTTTTAGAGCAAAGACACACTATGATGATCTCGAAGACGTACAAAGATTTTTCTTAGGGGTCTATAATCAATTTATAGATCAAAATCCACTCTTTACAAAGGTTGAGGTCGACCCAACCTCTATAGTGAGGACTAAGTCGAATATGTTGAGGCCATCTCCTGATGGTGTTTATGGCAGAAGTGAATGGCTGAGTCTTTTATTAGAGATTAGACACGCAGAGCTCGGGATACAAATAACTCAAGAAGAATTTACAGAAAGAAGACAAAAAGTTCTTGACTTACAAAACAATTATGGGTTATCATATAATAGAAATGGATACAGCTTGAAGCCGGCTTTGGGAAAAATTGGGCTGTATTCGTCAGAACACATTCGTTCAATTTATGAAAATAAAGAAAATTTTGACTCTTCCAAGCGAACAACATTAAAGGATTACATGTGATCTTACAAACACTTGATATAAAAGATAACTGCAAGGGCATCTTTCACAGAGGTGCTTTTTTGTTTGATAATGTAGAAGAAACAGCAAACCGCTATTTTCTTGCTTGGAAGCACTCGCCCCTACTGGACGATGAGAACTTTCGTTATCTTTATCTTTCCTTAAAAGATGATGACCTTTCTCCCTACTGCCACGACCCTGAACTTTTTCTTATTTATAAGAGAAAGCTGGAAGCTCATCAAAAAGCAGCAACCACAGCAAAGGTAAGTCTAGCAGAAGAGTGTTTCTCTGACCTTCTACCCGAGCACCAACTTACAAAGTGGTTTCGTATTCGTCAACAAGCTCTAGAAAACCTTTATGGCATGACAAAGAAAGAGGATGATTACGATATCTTACATAAAGCACATGTTTTCACAACAAACATCGCCCACCAAGACATAACCTTCGGGGATAAAAAGGGAAGAGTCCTTTACAACATTTTTGGCTCGGCAACAGGAAGACTAACAACCAAAAAAGGTTCAGTTCCAATCTTAACCCTAAAGAAAGAACAAAGACAATTACTAACCCCTCAGAACGATGCTTTTATTGAATTAGACCTAAATGCAGCAGAGATACGTATGCTAATGGCTTTATCAGGCAGGGAGCAGCCACAGGGCGACATTCACGAGCATTTACAGAAAGAGATATTCGGTGGATGGGGAAAACGCTCAGAATTTAAGGAAAGGCTATTTGCTTGGCTTTACAACCCTAACTCGGACGATACCGTTTTCGATGATTTTTTTTCGAGAGAAACCTTCCGAGATTTTTTTGCGGCAGAGGATGAACTGCTCCAAACGCCCTTCGGCAGGCGACTTGCGGTAGAAGAGCGAAAAGCGCAAAACTACTTACTTCAATCGACAACATCGGACCAAGTTATTGAAAATGCTTACAAAATCCAAAAAATGCTCAAGAACAAAAAATCAAAAATCGCTTTTACACTTCACGATTCAATAATACTTGACATGGCGCAAGAAGATGCTATAATGGTAAAAGATATCAAGCGACAATTCGAGGAAACCCGTTGGGGTAATTTTGTAAGCACTTGTAAAATCGGGAAAACGTTTGGGGACCTAAAGGAGCTAAAAGTTTGAAGACTATATTGGGCATTGGAACAGCAGGGTGCAACGTGGTAGAGCAGCTTTCAGAATATTCTGCTTATGAGTGTCATTATATTTCAAATGAGTTCGAGAAAACTTCAAAATATAAGTTTGCCTTACCAGAACAGCTAGGTCCGGAACAATATGAAAAAATGGATATGACTAAACTTCATAGATGGTTGGAGAAAATTAACGATAAGTGCACCATTTTTCTTTGTGGAGCTTCAGACTCAACGGGGATTACGCTTCAAGCGCTTGAAAAACTGCACCAAATGGGTGTAAAAATGGAAATAGTTTATTTTGTTCCGGAAACCGAAGTTCTTGCAGAGTCAAAGGTGCTTCACCAACGTTCTGTAATGGGTATTTTGCAAAATTTTGCTCGTTCTGGTCTTTTTGAAAAAATTTGCCTTGTGTCAAATGTAATTTTAGAAGAAATAGCCGGCTCCACAAATGTATTCGACTATTATAAACAAATAAACAGAGTGTTTACAAGCACTTATTATATGTTGGATGTGTTCAAAAACACTAAACCAATCACATCAACATTTAAGAGACCAAAAGATTCTTGCAGAATCACTACAATCGGACTTGGCTCTATCGAAGAACCAGAAAAATTGCTTTTTCCTCTTGAAAACGATGTCGAAATGGTGTATTATTATGGCATAAACGAAGAGAAGCTGAGAACAGAAGAAAATCTATTCCGCACAATAACAAACAACGTAAAAGCAAAAATTACAGAAGAGAGAAAAGTTAGTTTTGGGATTTATCCGACTCAATACGAAAATGATTACATTTATGTGGAATTATTTTCTCCAAAAATTCAACAATTAGTTGTTGACAACAAATAACAAATATAGTATTATAAGAATATGAGTTGGTCAGGAAAATAACTGACCTGCTATAGCCGAGAGTGTGCAAAAAAACAATAAACCATAGGAGGTAATAAAATGGCACTTAATTTAGACGCAATGCGAGCAAAGCTCGACAAACTTAACGGAAAAGGTGAGGGAGCAGGAAACAAGAATATGTTCTGGCGTCCAGAGGAAGGTGAAAGCAACATTCGTATTGTTTCCACCGCTGATGGCGACCCGTTCAAAGAACGCTTTTTCCACTATGGTGTAGGAAACCAATCTTTCCTATGCCCAAAGCGAAACTTTGGGGACGAATGCCCTGTATGCAACTTCGCAAACCAACTTTGGAACGAAGGAACAGAAGAAAGCAAGAAGCAAGCAAAGGAAATGTTTGCAAAGCAGCGTTTCTTCTCACCAGTTCTTGTTCGTGGCGAAGAAGGTGAAGGTATCAAGGTTTGGGGATACGGTAAGATGGCTTATGAAAAGCTTCTTACTATTGTTCTTGACCCTGACTATGGAGACATTACGGATCCAGAAACAGGAAACGACCTAAAGCTTATGTATGGTAAGCTTCCAGGAGCTAGCTACCCAAGAACGGACATTCGTCCTCGCCCTCGCAAGACAATTCTTTGTGATGAGGCAGTTGGCGGTGATGACCGATGCGCAGAGCTTTTGGAGACTGTGCCGAACTTTGACGAACTTTTTGAGCGAAAGACAACTGCTGAGGTTCAGTCAATCCTCGACCAGTTCATGGCTGGTGGAGAAGGCAACACTGAGGTTGAAAAGTTTGGTTCAACTACTGAAAGTACAGATTCAGTTGAGGACGCTTTTAGCGACCTTATGAATCAGTAAGGTAAGGTATGGGAAAAGTAACTAAACTAAAAAAGGGTGCCCTTGACATCTCAGCAATCAAGGGCATCATCAACAAGAAAGCAGGTAGAGAAGTCGCTCACTCCTTACTGGACAACAATCCAACTGAGGTGAATGAGTGGATTCCTACCGGCTCTCGCTGGTTAGACTCTATTATCTGTAAGGGTAAACTAGCTGGTATTCCAGTTGGTAAAGTATCAGAAATCGCAGGTCTAGAATCAACTGGTAAGTCATTTATGGCTGCCAAGATTGCTGCGAACGCTCAAAAGATGGGTATTGACGTTGTTTACTTTGATTCAGAGTCAGCACTCGACCCAGCTTTTTTGGAGCGAGCAGAATGTGATTTGGATAGATTACTTTACGTCCAAGCAGAATCAGTAGAGTTTGTTTTAGAGACAATTGAGGAACTTTTAGCGACTGGTAATAAGTGGTTGTTTATTTGGGATTCATTGGCTCTAACACCTTCGATTTCAGATATCGAAGGAGACTTCAACCCTCAATCTTCTATGGCTGTAAAGCCTAGAATTTTGGCTAAGGGTATGTCAAAGTTGATTGTTCCTATTGCTGATGCAGATGCTACTTTGTTGGTTCTCAACCAGTTGAAAACTAACTTGGGAGCAAAAACACCAGCAGCAGCTTTAACGGAGCCTTATGTGACTCCTGGCGGTAAGGCACTCCCTTACTCTTACTCTCTTCGTATCTGGCTTACTGGCAGGAGAGCAAAGGCAAGCTTTATCAATGACGATAACGGATTCCGTATCGGTTCAGAGGTAAAGGTTAAGTTAGAGAAGTCTCGCTTTGGTACAGCAGGTCGCACTTGCAACTTCAAAATCCTTTGGGGTGACGAATCGGTCGGTGTCCAAGATGAAGAAAGTTGGTTTGACGCTATCCAGATCTCTGAGCGATTAGAGCAGTCTGGTGCTTGGTTCACTTTGGTTCACAATGACGGGTCCAAAGAAAAGTTCCAGCGCAAGCAGTGGGTAGACAAACTTCAGGATGAAAAATTCAGAGAAAGTGTCTTGACAATTATGGACGAAGATGTTATTATGAAGTTCAGTAATAGAGAAGGCAATGCTGCTGATTTTTACGATCCAGACGAAACCCCGTCTGAGGAATAATCAACCCAGCCCGGCCTTTGTGCCGGGCTTTTTTATTTGAGGAGAAAAGTTATGAAAAGAGCGATGATAGTAGACGCTTACAACCAGTTTATCCGTGGATACATTGTAGATCCGAGTAAAAACCCAAACGGGTCTCCTATCGGTGGTATTCGCACTTTTATCAACATCCTAAACAAGCTGACAAGAGAGGTCAAACCTGACTTGATTGTTTTGGTGTGGGATGGTAAAGGCGGAAGCAAAAAACGACGTTCAATGAATAAAGACTACAAGGGAGGTCGCAAGCCACCTAGAACTAACTGGTCTCAGGTAGGTATGGTGGAAGAAGAAGTAACTGATAACAAAGTTTGGCAACAAATGCGTGTTATCGAGTATTTCAACCAAACACCAGTTATTCAGTTTATGGAACCACTTGTTGAAGCTGACGATGTTATTTCTTATGTAAAGAATACGCCTATGTTTGCAGAGTGGCAAAAAGTTATTGTATCAGCGGATAAGGATTTCATCCAACTGCTAGATGATAAGACTATTCTTCATCGCCCGATTCAAAAAGAGTATCTCAACAAAAAGAATGTTGTGGAAAAGTTTGGTATTCACCCAACGAACTTTGCTCTTGCCAGAGCTATCGTTGGAGACTCCTCTGATAACTTGCCAGGAGTACCAAGAGTGGGTATGGAAACAATAGCAAAACGATTTTCTTTTCTCAAAGAGGAAAAAACATACTATTTAGATGACGTACTCGCTGAATGCGAGAAGCCAGAGAATAAACAAAAATTATTTTCCAACATCAAAGAACACAAGGAGTTAATAAAAAACAATTATGACATTATGCAGCTATCTTCGCCCATGCTTTCAATACAAGCTAAACAAGGGATCGACAATACATTTGAAGAATATCAGCCCCACTACAATCAAACGGAAGTAAGAAAACTAATGCTCCAAGATGGAGTTCTCACTGTGACCACCACAGATTTGGAACAAAGATTTAACCATATTATCACTTCCTTTTCCCAATAAAACGTGGTATTATA